TAAGCTTCTTTTTCCGTTGCACGAGTCTTATTATTCTTTACAATAGATACACGCCTTGTATTGCCATCATTATCCTTAAACGATTGAATATATCTATACTTACCATTATGGGTTGTTTCTCTATACAATTAATACACATCCTTTCTTTATTATTGCTAAGATGTGTGATATAATTAAATTATTGAGCGAGGTTCGCTCCACATCTTAAGTAATTTTGAGAATAATATTGTTAGATGACGATTTAATAATACTCAAAATGGACTTACTGGTTGATAAACTCACAACTCTTGGCGGGGGCGTGAGTTTTTTTATTTGTCTAACTTATTGCTAATATCTTTCAATATAGAAATGATTTCATCATTTTGTTTTTCCAGGTTGTCTTGTTGCTTGATAAGGATATAATTTTGGGTTGTTATGGCCCTTAGTAACTCATTATTCCTTGTTTCAATATGCTTTGTTGGTAAGAATAAGTCAGAAAGCCCACTTCCAGCAGTAGCAAAAAGTGAAGTTGCATATCTTAAACTCTCTTTAGTTTCCTGGTTAACATTATCCAGGTGGAATTTCTCTAATTGTTTATCAAGTTTAGCGTTTCTTTCATCTTGTTTAGCTTGATTTTCAGCTTGTAATACCTTAATTCTTTGGGCTTGTAATTCCTCTTGTTTTTTAATATTATCTTGAATTTTATCGATAATTCCCACGTTGTTCACCTTCTTTCTAATTGAATATTTTTCTTCTTTAAAACTTCCTTCTTAACTCAACAACTTTCCCAATAATAACTACTGGTTTAGTAATAACTTCTTCATTTGAAAAGTACATAGGTGAGTATTCTGAATTATTAGATATTAGCATTATTCCATTATCAAGCTTTTCAAATTTTTTACAAGTAGCATCATCTCCATTTACTAGAGCGATTATTATATCTCCATTGTTAGCTATTGTTTGTTGTTTTACGATAACAGTATCTCCATCATTTATATCTGGTTTCATACTGTCACCTTTAATTCTAAGTCCAAAAAACTCACCTTGGTTTTTCCATGTTTGAGGTATTTCCTCATAGTCCAATATATCCTCAACAGCTGAAATAGGTATTCCAGCAGCTACTGTCCCTAGTACTGGTATTTTAATTCCTTGTTGTGATTGTGGTGGTTCGTATTCCATACCTAATAAGTAATTAGGTGTAGTATGCAAAGCTGAAGCAAATTCTTCTATCTTATTAAGAGGTAATTCTCTAGTACCATTAAAATATCTTGATATAGCAGATTTCGCTATCCCTACTCGGCGTGCCAATTCACTCATTGACATATTTTGTTCTGTTGTCAATTTTTTAACTAATGCTACTACTTCACTATTAGTGTTCATTTTAATCACCTCCTATTAATAATTATATTATAACATTGTTCTCGTTCGAATACAAGAATTATCAAAAAAAAACATTTTTTATATTTTTTTAAAAAAAGTGTTGACAAACGAGAACAGAAATGTTATTATTAATTTGTACTCGAAAGAGAACAAATAAATAGAAAGGAGCTATTATGAGATTAGATATTAAAAGATTAAAAGCGGAAAGAGTTGCAAAAGGATTATCTCAAGAGGAAATGGCTACTAAAATGGGGTGGAGTTCAAGAACGCCCTATGTTAAAAGAGAATTAGGTATAATTGATATAGGTATAGATGAATTTTTAAAAATGATAAAGATTCTGGGTTATACTGAAAATAATTTATCTATTTTTTTTACAGAAGACGTTCCCGAAAGAGAACAAAAAGATTCTTAGCAAGAAAACTAAACCCTCCCTTATTTCAAGAGAGGAGGAAGGAGGAGTGGGGATGGAAATAAAGAAATTAATTTTTTTAGATGATACATATTTAGAAAATTGTACTTTATCTCACGATATTCCAAAAGAAATAGCCGAAATATCAAATAGTTTCGTGAAAATAACTACTGATAAATCGACTATTAAATATGTAAATTTGGATTACATACAACTAATTATACCTAAGAATTTAAAAGTTATTTCTTCTTAGCGGTTTTAGTTTGTGATAAAGCACTACCTGCTACTGATTTAGAAATTTTACTTGATCTACCATCACGTAATATTTTACTAGCTTTAGTGGCAACACTTTTAGATGTTTGTTTTTTATTTACCATATATAAAATTCCCCTTTCTAAAGTATTAAGTATTTCATCGAAAAGGTTTAGTAGTAGAATTTAATTTCCAGGAAATACTCAAATAAATTATAACATAATGGTAAAGAAAGGTCAAATTATTATGAAAGAGTTTTACAATGCATTAAAAGAGCGTTTAGAAGAAACAAACATGTCTGTATATAAGTTATCAAAAGAGACAGGAATATTTCAGCAAACATTATATGCTTTAGTCAATGGCAACACATCTAGTCCTAGACTAGATCACGCTGTTAAGATAGCTAAGGTATTAGATATCGACTTAAACAAATTGAAAGAAGGTGTTTAAATGCAAGAACCTTACAATGCTTACCTGGATAAAGTAGAAAACCCAGAACATTGGATAAGTAGAAATGAGTTAAAGAAATTCTTACAGATGGATAAGTCAAAAGATAAGTTCAACAAATTCATTAAAGAAATAGAAAGCTTAGATAATTCATTCTTATATATCCAGGGAACACTAACAACAAATAAGACTTTCAACAAGGTAAGAATTTACAACTATATAAACCAAATTAACAGAGAAAGGGAACGCGAAAATGCTAAAAACTAAAATAAAAAGAAAAATCAAAAAAGATAAACTAAATGTAATTTATTGGACGGTACTGGTCGTAAGTACTTGCTTCTTAACGCTAACTAATATTGATTGGCAATTAATTGGTGGAATTGCAACGGGAATAATTGCAATAGTTCAATTCTTGTTCGATAAAGATTTTAGTAAAAAATATTTTGAATAAGGAGAAAAAGAATGCAAAAACAACATTATGAGTATTACACCCCAATAATTGAATGGGCTGAACAAAAAGGAATATTAGAAACTGGTAGACTTACCAAGCAATTACTTAAATCTAGTGAAGAATGCCTGGAGTTACAAACAGCGATAGAAAGCTATGAGAATGGCAACAAAGAAGCCATTGAAGAAATTAAGGATGCAATTGGTGATATATATGTAACATTGGCCATTTCAACAAGAATGAGAACCAAGAACCCATATATAATCTTTAAATTGATTAAGCTTACTGATCACAAATTACCAATGGCCGTTGATTACAAATATTACATCGTGGAGTTGAAAAGGTTAGACCTTAGCTTATACGATACTTTCATATCAGAGTCAATAACAAACTTAGATTTAAAAGTTGCTAAGTACGTTGAGTTTCTGGACTTTATCGCTAAAGATTACAACTTAACACTTTGCGAATGTATAGAAGCGGCTTATAACGTGATTTCCAAACGAACTGGAAAAATGATTGATGGTAGTTTTGTAAAAGAAAAGTAGGTGTTAGTATGACTGACAAAGAGATGAATAAAAATATTGATAAGAAGGCGGTTGGCCAACGTATCAGAGAAATTAGACTTAGACAAGGTTTGACATTAGCAGCTTTTGGAGAACAATTTTGCGCCAGAAAAGGTAATGTACAGCAATGGGAAATAGGCGTTTCCTTACCATCGAAAAAAAGAATGGTTAAAATGTGTAAGATTGCTAACATTACATTAAATGAATTGCTATATGATTATAATTTCAACTTATACGATGAAGTCGAAAAGCTTTCTAAGAAAGAGAAATTACTATTAGCTAAAAGATTATTAGAGGATGTAACAAATGAAGAATAAAATCAATAAAAAAGAAGTAGGTAAAAGGATATATACCATAAGAAAAAATATGGGGTTATCATTAGAACAATTTGGGATCCTTTTACAAGCTGGTAGAAGTAATGTTTCTAAATGGGAACTTGGGAAAGTATTGCCAAGACGTGAAAGGTTAACAGACATTGCTAAGCTTGGGAAAATATCCGTTGAAGAACTGTTATATGGAAAAGAAAAGGAAATAAAAGACTTAAAAATCAGATTGTTAAACTTACCAACTGAAGAACGAATTAAATTAATAAATGAAGTGATAGGGGTGAGTGAAGAATATGAAAGAATACAGAATTAAATTAAGGGAATTACTTGCTGAAAGGAATGTAAGTATAACCCAGGTTCACAAAGATACTGGTTTAAGTAGACCAACACTAAACGCCATTAAATATGGAAGGAGCAAAGGTATTCAATTAGAAACCATTGATGTTCTTTGTAACTACTTTAAAATTACACCTGGTGAATTGTTCGCTGAAGTACAACCTATTAAGCCAGTATATCCACAAAGAAAAAAAGCAGCTATTAAAAAAATAACCGCTATATAAATTTACTTACTTATATTTTAACACGAAAAGGAGAAATAAACAACATGACAAATAAGAAAGATAATATAAACAAACCTAACCCAAAACATTACAAATTAGAATTAAGAAATACTCCAGTAATTATAAACGGAGAAAAAACTATAATAAATAGCTTACAACTTGAAGCTAGACATATTTTAAAAGATGTTGTAAATGAAGCTGCTTTAACAAATGAGCAAGCGGCTTGGTATTGGAGTGTTGGTAAAAGGTATTTTAGATTATGCAAAAAACACGATAACCCAACAACTGATATTAAAAAAATAATTCAAGAGTCAACATTCTTGTTAAGTTCATTACTTGATAAAAATATAAACGCTAAATTAATTGATGAAAATGGTAATGATTTATTAAATGATCATCAACCAGAAGATTTCAGCCCGTTTGACAAGCTAAAAGAAATGCTATCACCACAAGAACAAGACTTGATTAAGGATAAAGAGATAGTAATGGTTAGAATTGGCCACGATAACATTTATTTAAATAAAGAAGATGCACAAGATGTTTTTCAATTATTAGGAGATGCGATATATGGTGAAGATCAATAAATTAGAAATAGAAAACGTTAAAAGAGTTAAGGCGGTTCAAATAGAGCCAACAGCGAATGGGCTTACTGTTGTTGGTGGTAAGAACGGCCAAGGTAAAACTAGCGTGCTAGACTCAATTGCCTGGGCGCTGGGTGGTAATTCTTACAAACCATCTAACCCACATCGTGAAGGTAGTGTTGTGGCACCGATGATTAGAATACAGCTTGATAATGGGCTTATTGTTGAACGTAAGGGAGATAATGGAACCCTTAAGGTAATTGATCCAAGTGGTAAGAAAGCAGGCCAAAACTTATTAAATAGCTTTGTTGAACAGTTTGCCATCAACTTACCTAAATTTATGGAGATGAATTCTAAAGACAAGACTAAGGCGCTACTAAATACAGTAGATGGGCTTGGTGAAAAGATTTATGAATTGGAACAAGAAGAACTAGAACTTTATAACAAACGCCGAACAGTTGGCCAAATTAGAGATCAGAAGAAACATTATGCTGAAGAACAACCCTTTTTTAAAGAGGTTGGAAACGAGATAGTAAGTGCTTCTGAATTAATTAAGGAACAACAAGAGATATTAGCTAGAAACGGTGAAAATCAACGTAAGAGAGATAACCTGGAGAATTTAACCGCTAAGCAAACACTAGCAATTAATAAAAAGGCTGAATTAGAAAGACAATTGTTAGAAATTAATAATGAGTTAGAAACTCTTGAAACTGATATAGAGATAGCTAATAAAGATGTTGTTGATTTAATAGATGAAAGTACTGAAGAACTTGAACAAAGTATCGAGAACATCGAAGAAATTAATAGGAAAGTTCGCGCTAACCAGGATCGTGAGAAAGCTGAAATGGATGCTGAACACTATGCGCTGGAATACAAAGACTTATCAGATGAAATAGATGCATTACGAGAACAGAAACTAGACTTGTTAAACGGTGCTAATTTACCACTAGAAGGGCTTAGCGTTGATAATGGTGTAATTACTTACAAGGGCCAACCTTGGGATAATATGAGTGGTTCAGAGCAGCTTATAGTGGCAACCGCGATAGTAAGAAAGATAAACCCACAATGTGAGTTTGTCCTGGTCGATAAGCTAGAGCAAATGGACTTAGAAACATTGCTAGACTTTGCTAACTGGTTGAAAGATAACAAGTTACAAGCAATTGCAACACGAGTAAGCACTGGTGAAGAATGCCAGATTATTATTGAAGATGGATATGTTAAAGAGCGAAAAGTTGAAGAACCAACACAAGTACAACCATCTTGGATGGCAAACAAAGGGGGTGAATTTTAATGAGAATTACTAAAGGTAAACGAGCAAGAGCGCAAAAAGTCGTTATATATGGTACTGAAGGAATAGGAAAAAGTTCATTAGCAGCACAATTCCCAGAACCATTATTCATAGATACAGAAGGATCAACAGACAATATGGACGTTGCAAGACTTGATAAACCAACAAGCTGGGTGATGTTAAATAATCAGATTGCATTTATTAAAGCAAACCCAACTGTTTGCAAAACACTAGTTATAGATACTATTGACTGGGCTGAGTCGCTTTGTGTTGATAATCTTTGCGCTATGCATGGTAAGAAAGGTATTGAAGATTTCGGTTATGGTAATGGTTACGTTTATGCAAAAGAAGAAATGGGACGTTTCCTAAATAGATTACAAGATTTAATTGAAATAGGTATCAACGTGGTACTTACAGCTCATGCACAAATTAGAAAGTTTGAATTACCAGATGAAATGGGATCATATGATAAATATGAACTGAAACTTGGTAAAAAGACAAGTTCACAAACAGCACCGCTTGTAAAAGAATGGGCTGATATGGTTCTATTCTGTAATTACAAAACTTATCTAATAGCGCAAGAGGGTTCAACTAAGAAAAAGGCACAAGGTTCACAACGTGTAATGTACACTGAACACGCTGCTGCCTGGGATGCTAAGAACCGCCACGGGTTACCAAGTGAATTGCCACTTGATTACAGTGGAATAAAACATATTTTCGAGCAACCAGAACCAGTGGAAAAAGTTAAGGTAGATGAAACTAAAAAAAGTGGTAACGAAGTAATAGAAGATAATTTCAAAGACATTATTACAGAAGTTGCTAATAAGCCAGTTGAAGAACTAGTGGATCCGTTTAAACCAGATAAACCAGATTATATCCCGCAACCTTTATGGGACTTAATGCAACAAGATGGAATTACTGAAGATGATATTAAGCTTGTTAGTGAAAGTAAAGGATATTTTCCAAAAGGAACGCCAATGACTGTATATAACGAACAAGGTTACTTAACTGGTTACATTATCCCTAAATGGGAAGGACTTAAACAATTATTAAAAGAATTAAAACAAAAATAAAAACAATATAAATTTTAAGGAGATTTTAAAAAATGATGAATAACAATACAAATTTTAACAACAACTTTGAAAGAGAATTAGACTGGGATGCAGAGATAGTAAAAGATAGTGAGTTTGTGTTACTACCTCCAGGACTTTACCAATTTACTGTTGAAGGTTACGAAAGAGCGCAACACGTACCAACTAACCCTAATGCTAAATTACCAAGTTGTCCGAAAGCGATTGTATCAATCAACATAAAAGCTAATGAAGGTGAAACAACGCTTAAGCATAATCTTTTCTTACATAGTTCTGTTGAAGGTTTACTTTCAGCATTTTTCGGAGCGATTGGCTTTAAGAAAAAAGGTGAGCCATTAAAAATGGCGTGGAACCAATTACCAGGAGCAACTGGAGTTTGTAAAGTAGGAATTAGAGAACACAACGGGAACCAATACAATGAAGTTAAAAGCATGATTTATAAAGATGATGTTGATATTACAAAAGTGCTTAATGTACAAAACCCGTTTGCGCAACCTAATTTCAATCAACAACAACCGCAACAACAACAGCCAGCTTGGAATAATCAAGGGAATAACACTCAAGGCGGGTTCTAAAAATGAAGCTTAGACCTTATCAAGAAGAAGCAAGGGTTAAGGTTCAAGAAGAATGGGAAAGGGGCGTTGACAAAACGCTCCTTGTCCTGCCAACTGGTTGTGGTAAAACTATTGTATTTTCCAAAATAATAGAGGATAGAGTTAAACAAGGTGATAGGGTGCTTATATTGGCACATAGAAGCGAATTGTTAGAACAAGCAAGTGACAAGCTTAAAAAGAGTACTGGACTTAATACAGCCCTTGAAAAAGCTGATAGCACCTCTAAAGATACTTGGTTTAGGGTGGTCGTTGGTAGTGTTCAGACTTTACAACGTGAGAAAAGACTTAATCAATTTGATAAAGATCACTTTGATACTATTGTAATTGATGAAGCACATCATTGTATTTCTAACAGTTATCAGAATGTACTTAATCATTTTGATAAGGCAAAAGTACTGGGGGTTACTGCCACACCTGATAGGGGTGACATGAAGAACCTGGGAACGTACTTTGAAAGCTTAGCTTATGAGTATAAAATCGTGGATGCTATCAAAGAAGGTTATTTAAGTAAAATACAAAGTTTAACAATACCATTGAACCTTGATTTAAGTGGAGTAGCCACACAAAACGGAGATTTCAAGGCAAGCGATGTAAGTAATGCGCTTGATCCTTATTTAGAACAGATTGCTGATGAAATGGTAAAACATTGTAAGGATAGAAAAACGGTTGTATTTTTACCACTAGTCGCAACAAGCCAAAAGTTCAGAGATATTCTTAACTCAAAAGGGTTTAAGGCTGCTGAAGTCAACGGAGAAAGCAAAGATAGAGCGCAAATATTAGAGGACTTTGACAAAGACAAATACAACGTACTTTGTAACTCAATGTTACTAACAGAAGGTTGGGATTGCCCAAGTGTTGATTGTGTAATTGTACTTAGACCAACAAAAGTTAGGGCGTTATATTCTCAAATGGTTGGCCGTGGTACAAGGTTACACCCAGGAAAAGAAAACTTATTATTACTAGATTTCTTATGGCACGTTGAAAAGCACGAGTTATGCAGGCCTGGCCACTTGATTGCCAAGAATGAAGAAATTGCTAAAAAGATTACTGAACTTAGTGAAAAAGAGGTAGGAAACGCGGTTGACTTAGAAGAAATAGAAGTTAAGGCAGCTGATGAAGTTATACAAGATCGTGAAGCAAGCCTTGCTAAACAATTGGCTGAACAAAGACGTAAAAAAGGAAAGCTAGTTGATCCGTTACAATTTGAAATGAGTATTGCTGATGAAGATCTTGCCAATTATGTGCCAAGCTTCTTATCAGAACAAGCCCCACCAAGTGAAGCACAGATAGAAACACTTGAAAAAATGGGAATTAATGCAAGTGCCATTGATAATTCTGGTAAAGCAAGCTTGTTGATCGATCGTGTAATTAAAAGACGTGAGATGGGGTTTGCTACACCTAAACAGATTAGGTTGCTAGAAAGTAGAGGTTTTAGAAAAGTTGGTAACTGGAGTTTTGAAGATGCTAACAAGATGATTACTAGAATAGCTGCTAATGGTTGGCGCTTACCAAGAGGAATGATCGCTAAAAATTATGTACCAGGTAAATAAATTAGGAAGGAATAGAAAGTATGAATTTTTTAGACTTATTTGCTGGAATTGGCGGTTTCAGATTAGGAATGGAACGCGCTGGCCACAAATGTGTTGGATATTGTGAGATAGATAAATATGCAAGATTAAGTTACAACGCTATTCACAATACAGAAGGAGAAATAGACTATAAAGATATTACAGAGGTGACTAATGAAGAATTTAGAAAGCTTAGAGGAAAGGTCGATGTTATTTGCGGGGGCTTCCCTTGCCAAGCCTTTTCAATTGCTGGAAACCAATTGGGATTTGAGGATGCTAGAGG